CTCTCAATTCTGGAGGATACCTGACACCTACAACCAAGGACAGATTGAACCGATTTCTACCTCTGGGGTATCGAGTAGTGCAGAGAGATTTCAACTGGATATTACAGGTACTGGAGACACCTGATGGACATCTGATTGATGAGACAAGATGGTGTGATCAGGAGCTTTTCTATGATGGAATGCAGATACGACTCCCAATAGCATAATCAAGGGGTACAGAGGGGGTGTACACCTATTTCAGCGACAGAATAAAAACACGTACAGGAGAAATGAAAATGACTACGATAATTGCTTATACCTATGAGGCAGATTACCACTGCGAAAATTGCACGAAGAAATACTTCGGGGATGATAGCTTGGGGTTCGCCTTTACAGTTGACAGTGAAGGCAACCCAGTACGCCCACTGTTTAGCACTGATGAGTGGCAAGAATTTGATGAAGGATTCCTTGCGGAGAACCCGACTCAATATCTAACTTGCGGTGACTGTCACGAAGTAATCGAAGAATACACACACGAATAATAAAACACGTACAAGAGAGGTACATATGACAGCGATTAAAACAGATAGAAGAGTAGTCACAGCTATGATGGAAATACACGCCAATACCAGTGATGTTTGGTATTCAGAAAAACAACTCAAAGATAGTCCGCTTTGGTACTGCTCAGATTGCGGACTCTTATGGGATCGAGAATGGCAAGCGGAACAATGCGGAACTGGTACATATATGAACACCGCATTGAAGAAGATCACACGCAACCATTGCACCGAATTTCCCCAACATTATGGAGGTCATACAGAGCAAATGTTGGGCAGTCCTGAAAGGTGGATTCCATCAGCAACATACATCAGGAAATCTTATGGTCGAATCAAAATAAAGGAGACAAAATAATGGACAAAATTACAAACAAATTGATTGTGAAATTTAAAGATAGTTATGGACGTTCTCTTTGTTATCCAGTAAACGGAAAGGCTCACGCATTCCTTGCGATTCAAGGGGGTAAAACTCTATCGGATAGTACTCTGCATATCGTGGAGCAAATGGGGTTCGATATCCAAGTTGAGACACCCAACTGGAAAGATAGATAAATAGAGATATGCCCCTCTCTTTAGAGAGAGGGGCAATACCATCGAAATTGAATAAGAAATTAGAGGAGATACACATGGATACATCTATGGATAAAGAAATGATTGAAGAAAGAATTTATCAGTTGGAAAAAGCTATTAGTACACAGCAATATTCCTTCTCTAAATTACTTCTAATGGGGGGTGAATGGTACGGACTAAAGAAAGTCCTTGGAGATGAAAACGAATCAGCATGGGGAATGCTTTGGAGATGTGGTATTGCATATGACAGTGCAGTAAATAGTATGAATAGGTTTTGCCCTCCTCATGGTGAACGCAAATGCATTAGGTGCACACCACCTACCTATTAACTAGGTGCATACCCCCCTCTCCGAAAAGAGGGGGGCTAGTCACAATCCCATAGCTAACCTTTGACAGGGTTACTGGGATAGTGTATGATCCCGAATACATTGTCCATTTGGACAGTGAACATAGATGGTAGGTGTACACCACCCACCAAGCCTGATAAGGAGACATTTGATGGCTAAGAACGAGAAGAACACAGATTGGTTGACCGATTCATTGACAGTAGCAGAGGTTTCAGCACCTGAGAAACCAGTGACTAAGGAAAAGCCACCTACTTCTACACCAAGGACACGCAAGCCAAAGGAAGAGAAGGCAGTATTAAATGTTGTTGAGTCAGCACCCTCATTCAAGGGGAAACTTCAGAAGACTGTTGAAGGCAACAAAGAAGTGCAAGCACTTGAGGCTGAGATAAATAGAATTGGTCTTGCAACCCTTAACAGAATGTGTACCGCCAACAACGATAAAGAAGGACTCGCCATGTTGAACCTTGGCAAGTGGCGTATCGTTGCTAGGATCGGCACAACAGGTACTCTCAAAGGTACTACGGATAAAGACCACACAACTATGGGTTACTACTGCCCATCCATGGCAACTGGACAGTGGGTGATCGGGGACATGGTCGGTAAAGAGATCGTCATAAATCAGTGGGACTTGCATGGCATGTCCGCTGAACAGTTCTTTAACTTCGTTGCCCACGAATTTATCCATGCCTACTCTGACTTGATTGATGACAACGACTGTGCCAAGAACGGTGGACACAAGAGAGTTTTCGTAGAGCGTTGCGATCAACTTGAGTGGATCAAAGCTATCCCCCTCAAAGGCTACATCAAGTGGACTTCTGAGATCACAGACAAGGGTAGGAAACAACTCAAGAAGATGAATGTTGTAGCCCCTACTATTGGCAAGGTCAGAGCGGAGAAAAAACCTACTCCGAAAAGAGTTAAACTCTACTGCCCTAACCACATGGCAAAGTTTGAGGAAAGTCTAACGACCTATGTCTCTACTGCGAAGTGGGCTGATGGCAAAGGGTCTGTGAGTATCCGATGCAACTCATGTGATGTGGACTTCGTTGGAGAAAAACAATAACAGATAGGTGTACACCCCTCTCAATCGAGAGGGGTGTTTCTATTTAAGGAGATAGGAGTAGTTCAGTATGCCCAAGTACCAGAAGAAGACGATCCGCAAAGCACCGCCTTGGCTACGCAACTCGATGAAGATAGCCAACGATCTGGATACGCAACTCAATCGGTTGCGTAAGGAGATCGAAGCACAGATGGAGATAGCGAAAGAGATAGCCGACACCAGAGAACAGAACGCTATCCTTTCCCATCAGCTATCAAGAAAGAACACATCAGATCCAACCAAACCTACTGGGGTTGATGCATTTCTAACATCAGGTGAACCAGAAGAGGAACTTCCAGACTTCAGTCAACCCCCCATTAAAAGCAATAAGCTTTGTTGGTGTAGTGTCTGGGACGGTATCACCCAAACAGGTGATGTTACCGCTCTCCCCCACACAACAGGATGCCCCGATGCAGTGGAGAGTACACCCTTATGAATATCCCACTACGTACCAATGATGGACGTATAGTAGCCACGCTCCATTCAAACACCGCTATCGTCCACAAGAGGGTCATAGAGAGGACTCATATGCTACGGAGTCCACCCTCTTGGACATACGATGAGCATGTCATAAACACTGTGAGAAGTTACATACAGAAACACGCTCACGATTCTTTGCAGTTCGTTATAGATACGACTGATACCCAGAAGACATACCGACTCAGTTGGGATGCATTCGATAAGCACGCCTTCCCTATGAAGTGGAGACAGAACTCTTCACAGAAACAGTGGGCTGTGCCACTCAAGTATTGGTCAATAGATGGTGAAGAAAAACCAGAACAGTTGAGGTTGTTATAAACATGGAACCAAAAGAGAAAATGAATTACGGCGTATACCTAATCCAGAAGATCAACAAGGACAGTAAGTTACAGGACTTACAGGACTGGTATGAGGTACGCACTGCGATACACAGGATCAAGGACATCATAAGAAAGGAGTCTGGTATATGAGTCACTTCAAAGAGGTAGACAGAGAGAACCAAGAGATAGATTTATTTGGAGCATTGGACTTTGTCTTTGGTAAACCCATCCATGAGGAAGAAGGCATCGTTGTCTACTCTGGTGCACCACGATGTCCAGAATGTGAACGTCCAATAGAAGATACTGAAGTACCCAAGTGTCCAAGCTGTGATTCAGAGAGAGAGGGATGATGAAAAAAAGAATAAAACCCATACTAGATGTTGGAGAATACCAGTGTTGTTTTTGTGGAAAGGTCTTCACTTACTATCCACACAATGCCGAACCTCTCTGCAAGGGGAACTGTTGCAACGTCTGCAACAAGGTCGTTATTGCTGTCCGTCTTAGAGACTCCTTGAGTAACCGTAGTTCATGACAGAGAGAACAGTAGTTGCTATACCAAGAGATGCTACCCACCAATGGCTCTTGCACAAACACTATGCCAAGAGGATACCTTCACTTGTCTATTGCTATGGTGTGTTTGAGGATGGCGTGATGAAAGGGGTGTGCACCTATGGCATACCCCCATCACCATCCCTCACCATGGGAATATGCGGTGAAGAGTACAAAGATATTGTCGTGGAACTTAACCGCCTTGCGTTGGTGGATAACCATTCAGACAACTTGGCATCCTACTTTGTAGCACAAACGCTACGCATGTTGCCCAAGCCACTCATCGTGGTGTCCTATGCTGACACTAGCATGGATCATGTCGGGTATATATATCAGGCAACCAACTTCATCTATACAGGGCTGTCAGCTAAACGCACAGAGTGGAGGGAGCTGGGTGTTAATACTCACAGCCGTACAGTAGTGGGTCACTACACGCATGAAGAACGAATGGCAAATCCAGATAGGTTTGCACAGGTAGATCGTCCACAGAAACACAGGTATGTTTACTTGCTTGGCTCACGCAAGGAGAAGAAGAAACTACGTGCGTCACTGAACTACAAGGTATACCCATATCCAAAGGGAGAGAGCCAACGATACCTGAATGATTCAGAGGTAGCACAACAAACAACATTCTTATAAGGAGAAATGTATGAGGATAAGAAAGAAACCAACACAACCATGGGAAAGGGAAGACCAGTTATATGTAGACATTAGGAAACGCATGATAGATGGATACATGCGGATAGCTAATGCGTCAGGCAAACTGGTAGGTGCTAGTGATAAACAGAAAGAAGCATACAGGCGTGAGATAGATAACATAGTAGAGTCAGACCTCTACGAATTAAGGGAACGTATCGCCATGATACTTGACCCCCTCTTGTCTCATCCTCTTAACCGTACCTATGTGCGTGACTATCAAGAAGTAGACTACGAATACCTATTCAGAGGGGGGTAGAGTGGAAACAAAGAAAGATGTTGTATACAAGTTAGTAGAGTTTAATCCTGAGATTACCAACACTCAGATCGTTACGGTTACTGGATACTCACGCCAACTTATCAGCTATCACCGTAGTAGGATCAAGCTACCCAACAGATCACCGAACAGGGTATGCGAGAACTGTCATAAAAGGATAAGCCGATACAACATGTATGGCTTATGTAAGGAGTGCCGTCCATTAAGTTTCACCTATGAGTACAAGTGTGCTCAGTGTGGGTCTATCAACTTGGACTGGGGACACAAAGCTGCGACACGTAGGTATACAAAGAAGTATAAGAAGAACCCTGATTTGGACTTCTGCAACAGCAAATGTTCAGCAACTTATTTCTTTAACAGACCCAAGGTGTAGGTGTACACCTTCTATTGACAGAGACTAGGGATATTGGTAAGATTCTAGGTGTGCGTTGTCCAGATGCACAGTAAAGATTCAAAGGTAAAAGGAGAAGTATGACGTATATAAAAACATATAAGGGATATCGAAAGGCATATAAGTTAGGGACAGGAAAGATTGGCAGAGATGCAGGAAAACCTGTAGAGAGGTACGTAGAGATACATTCACCTATGGTATTAGAAGAGTTGCCTCAGTACCAGAACCTATGGGATCACAGTCCGAGCGGATTCAACTGGGGTTACGGTGGATCCGGCCCTCATCAGTTAGCACTCGCACTGCTCTATCACGTAACAGGTGATGCTGAAGTCGCAAGCAACAACGCCCAGAATTTTAAGTGGGACATTATATCTAACTTAGATATGGACAAGGACTGGCAGATGACTGAAACAAAGATAGAAGACTGGCTTGATAGAAACAAAAGGAGTGTTTGGCGTGCAAGTAATAGTAGTTCCTAAAGAAGAAGGTGAGGTGCGGTGGTACTCATGTTCCATCGCAAGCCGACTGATATCTAAGAACCAATGGGGTAGTCCAGTAGATGGAATACACTCCGAAACCCTACGTACCAGATACAGGGACACAGGGGGAGGGAATGGTATCAAACTTGGGCGTGATGTTTTTTTCAAGGACTCTGACCTAGAGGACATGGGATATGAAGTTGATATTGATAAGTACGAGATACAGGAGAAGTATCTCGTTTGGCTCTAACAAGGAGAGCACAGATGAACAATCAGGAATTTATTTTTACAGGCTATATCAACCAGATAAATGAAGACAGGAAAAATACTCCGCAACACTACCGTCCATTCCGATTTGAGATGAGGGATGAAAACAACCAGACACAATGGTTCGGTACATTCGATCAGCAGACAGGACAGATGATAGAAAAGGGTGGCGTTAACTCTGGACTCTGGACTTGTGAATACATCATCAAGCCATGGAAAGGTGACGATGGTGTTGAAAGATTTAACTACAACGTGAAGACAATCACAGGTAGTGTTCAACAGCAACAACAAGAGGTACAGCAAACACCGCAAGTACCTACCCAAGCACCTGTACTACAGGTCGCTCCTCCTAACAGTGAAGACCCCTTATGCTCACATGGCAACACCAAGTTGCAACGCTGTCAGTTCTGTATTGTGCGACAGTGTGGGTTCAAAGAGATACGTAATATAGATGACAAGACTCCCGAACAGATCATGTATCTCACAGACCTGTATGAAAGCATACTTCTGAAACACTATATCCCAGAACCAACTACTCCAGACAACGACCCCTTTCTTCAACACGAAGTTTAGTACGTAGGTGTACACCTACGTTAATGGGGCATCAGTGCTGTAGCGACTGTGTAAGTCCCCTTGTCCCTTAAAGGAGTAAGAGATAACTATGACAATCAAGTGGTATCAGTTAATTACAGCAGACTCAAACACTGCAGCAAAAGTTAGAGAGCACATACTTGCCCACCAAAACAACGTATCCCTTGGTGGTAAAGACTTCGGGGTTAAGCGTGAAGACATCGTGATATGGACATCCCAGAAAACATATGTACGTGTAAACGATAAAGGTTTTAAGAACTTTAAGAGTTGGTCTAAGGAACATGCTCCCAAGCATTCCATGTCAGAGATAAGAAAGGATTCTGATGTTCCAGATGAAGGTAATACTTTCTACACGTACTGTAACTGGCGGATGAATATCGATCTGAAATCAATACATGAGAGGAACTGTACACGATGTAGTTATGACAGGAAAAATGATAAGAAAAGGCAGGGGGAGATGCATGATTCTGTAAGCGATCGCAACAGGCTTGAGCAGTTTGAGATAAACCAAAGCCAAGATAAAAGAAACTTATCTAAGTATCAGGAAAGACAGAAGACATATGAGGAAAATAACAAGGCTGATGTTACCAGTCTTCTTGCCTCTTCCAGTACTACACAGGGGATTTTAGAACATGGCAATGTTACAAACACTCTTACTCCTAGTGAAACTGGAGCCGACATTCTTATCAAGAGTGCTACTCCCCCATTTGATCTTAATGGAGACTACCCCAAGGAGACTTGGATACACGTAAGAGAGGTAGCGTTAGAGGCTTACAACACAGCGGTAGCCAAGATAGCAGATATAGAAGAAGAGGAAAGCCAAGCAAGCCGATACGCAGAACAAAAGAAACTACTACAGGCAGAGTATGAAACAAAACTAAAGGAGCTGGAGAAGAAACATGGGTACAACTAAGGACATACCAATTGCACTGAGTGATGGCTACATGACACAGGTTACCAATTACAGAGGTGGTAGAAACTATGAGATAGATGGGATGAAGTTTCCATCAGTCACAAAGATTTTAGATAATACCCTTCGTAACTTTGCCATTGAATCTTGGAAGGCTACATGGATCAATGACCAGATGGAACATTACAGGGGACGCAAGCTAACAGAGACTATTAGTTCTTCTATCGTCAACCGCTCCAGACGAGAGGCAGATGACTCCGCATGGCTAGGATCCCGGATGCACCAAATCATTGAGGGTCTACTACGAGATGAGAATGTTGACTCTCTTATCACTGAGCAACTTGAACCTGCCGTAAGGGCATGGCTTAAATGGAGAAGGGAGTTTATTAGATGGGAGTTAGTAGGCACTGAGGTAGGTGTTTACTGTGCCCCTCCCAATGGATGGGGTAAGTACGCAGGGCAAGTGGATGCTATCTTTAAGAA